AAAAACAGAGACAGAGTATGATAGAATACGCTTCACCTAATATTAAACAGATGAAGAAAGGTGGAAGTAAAAAGGATGCTTGTTATCACAAAGTTAAAAGACGATACAGAGTATTCCCATCAGCATATGCATCAGGTGCGATTGCAAAGTGTAGAAAGGTTGGTGCTGCAAACTGGGGCAAAGGTGGTAAGAAAAAGTAATGGCAGTCAGAAAGACAGATAAAGGACTTGCTCTTAAAAGATGGTTCAAAGAAAAGTGGGTAGACACTAGAACAGGTAAACCATGTGGGAGACGTAAAGGTGAGAAACGTGGGACACCATACTGCAGACCATCTAAACGTGTTAGTAGCAAGACACCAAAGACTGCATCAGAGCTAACAGCTTCAGAGAAAAGAAGTAGAATAGCACAAAAGAAAAGACTTGGTCAACCTGCTGGTAAGCCAAGAAGAGTTAAATCAGTAAAAAGAAAAAAAAGGAAATAATTAAAAAAGGAAATAGTTATGGCAATGATTAAAAAAGCAAAGAAGAAAGGCACAATGCCAAAGAGTGTATACCAGAAAGGTGGAGAAAAATGTATAGGAAAAGTTAAAGGTGTTGATGTATGTGCATTAACTATGAGACAACAAAAAACACTTAAAAAACATTCTGTACATCATACTAAAAAGCATATGCAAATGATGGTTGATGCAATGAAGAATGGTGCATCATTTAGTGCATCACATAAAATGGCACAGAAGAAAGTAGGCAAGTAATAGTGTGGAGTCAATATTTAATGGAATTATTTCAATTAGAAAATGACCAAAAGAAAAAAGAAAGATCCAAAAGTAGGAACTGGGAAAAAGCCAAAAGGTTCTGGAAGAAGATTGTATACAGACGAAAATCCTAAAGATACTGTTAGGATTAAGTATGCAACTGAAGCAGATGCAAGAGCTACTGTAGCAAAGGTTAAAAAAATTAGTAAACCTTTTGCTAGAAAGATACAGATATTAACTGTTGGAGAACAAAGATCTAAGTATGGTGGTAAACCTAGACAAGCTGCTATATTTAAAAGAGGGAAAGAAGCAATAAGAAAGAAACATAACAAGGGCAAGAAAAAGAAATGATGTCTAGTATTATAGAATATAAGAAAGGTGGTATGGCTGGTTGTACAATCAAGAATGGTTGTAAAAGTAAATCAGGTGGACTAACTGCTAAGGGACGTAAGATGATTAACCGTAAAACAGGTTCTAATCTTAAAGCTCCTCAACCTGGTGGAGGTCCACGTAAAAGATCTTTCTGTGCTAGAAACTTAGGACAAATTAAGAAGTTTAATATTGATTGTAGAAAAACTCCTAAGAAAAGAGCATGTCTTGCTAGAAAAAGATGGAAGTGTTAATATGAGTATTATAGGTAAAATATTCAGTGGTGGTGCTGATAAGCTAGTTGAATCAGTTGGTGGTGTATTAGATAATCTAACTACTACAAAAGAAGAGAAGCTAGAAGCAGAGAGAAAAATAAAAGAATTAATTGCCAACTATGAGATTGAGATGGAAAAAAACATCACATCTAGATGGGAGGCAGACTTAAAAAGTGACTCATGGTTAAGTAAAAATGTAAGACCATTAGTTTTAATTTTTTTAGTTGTTTGCACAGTGCTTATGATATTTATTGATGCTGGTGCAATAGCATTTAATGTAGAAGAAAAGTGGACTGATTTACTTCAGTTAGTATTAATAACAGTGATTGGAGCTTATTTTGGAGGAAGATCATTAGAAAAAACAAAGAAATGATGGGACAATGTGTATGTGGTAAAACAAAAGATGAAAATGGGAACTGTGATGGTTCTCATAACAGCTAATAAAGATGTATTCTTATCAAATTGACTTAATTAGAGTTATTGATGGAGATACTATTGATGCTTATATAGATCTTGGTTTTAGTATTAAAGTTAAGAAACGTATAAGACTTGCTGGTATTAATACTCCTGAGTCTAGAACAAGAGACTTAGAAGAAAAGAAAAGGGGTCTAGCTGCTAAAGATAG